CATATGCGTGAACATTTAGTTGATATTGGAATTGCAACAGTATATGGTTTAGTTGTATATGCACTATTTTTATGGATTACTAAAACAATAAAGGGGTAGTTATGCCAAAAGATGCTTGTTATAAAAAAGTTAAAGCTCGTTACAGAGTATTTCCATCAGCTTATGCATCAGGAGCTATAGCTAAATGTAGAAAAGTTGGTGCTGCTAATTATGGTAAATCAACTAAAAAGAAAGCTACTGGTGGCGTTGTAAAAATGGAAAAAGGTGGTGAAGCTAAGAAAACTGGCTCTATGGCTTCAAGAAAAAAAGGTAGAGAATATACTAAACTTGATTACGAAAAAGATAAATTTAAAGAGGTTGCAAAGCGAGTTGGTAAAGTTGCAAAAACACCTTATAATTTAGTTACTAAAGGTATGTCTGGTGCATTAAAAGAATTTAATAAATTAATTGATACACCTGTTCCTAAATATCCTAAAGTTGGTTCTAGGAAAAAAAATGTAATTAAAATGAAAAATGGTGGTTACATAGCTAAAGGTTGTGGACAAGTAGAAAATTCCAGAAGGAAAAAAACTAGGAACTTCTAATGGCTGTTCGTAAAACAAAATCAGGTTTAGCATTAAAAAGATGGTTTAAAGAAGATTGGAAAGATGTTAAGACGGGGAAGGCTTGTGGGCGAAAAAAAGGTGAGAAACGGGGTACTCCATATTGCCGCCCCTCAAAGAGGGTATCTTCTAAAACCCCAAAAACTTCAGGAGAAATGTCAAGTTCTGAAAAAGCCAAAAGAGTTGCTCAAAAGAAAAGATTAGGTCAACCAGCAGGTAAACCTAGACGAGTAGAAGCTGCAAGGAGAAAGAAACGTGGCACGAAAACCAAGTAAACAACCTCCAAAAACAAAAAAGTATTATCGTTCTACTAAGTCTGGTGCTGGTATGACAAAAGCAGGGGTTGCTCGGTACAGAAGAGAGAATCCGGGCAGTAAATTAAAGACAGCCGTTACTGGCAAGGTTAAAAAAGGAAGTAAGGCAGCAAATAGACGTAAATCATATTGTGCAAGATCATTAGGTCAGTTGAAAAGAAGTTCAGCAAAAACTAGGAATGATCCTAATTCAAGAATTAGACAAGCAAGAAGAAGATGGAAATGTTAATATATGAGGAGGGTTCGCAGGGGTGCCTGCCTTCCTCACCAAAGTTATGAGGGGTGTTTGGTTTCTTTTTTAACTTAATACTTATTTTAAAATGAATACCAATATTTGATGATAATGCCAAACACCTCTCACCAAATAAGGAGTTAATATGTTAGGACTAGGAAGTATAATAGGGCCAATAGGTTCATTAGCCAGTACGTGGTTACAAGGACGTGTTGATAAAGCTAAAGCAGAAACAGATGTTAAGGTAGCTAAAGCCAAAGCCGAAGCGAAAGTTTACGAGACAGAAGCAACATCTAGTTTTCTTAATGAACAAGCTCTTACAAATCAGATGGGTGAAAGTTGGAAGGACGAATTTTGGAGCCTAATTTTTGGAGCAATCCTTGTGGCTTCTTTCTTGCCTTGGACACAACCATTTGTAAAAGAAGGGTTTGTTTTCTTAGAACAATCGACCCCAAATTGGTTCGCCAATATGTTGTATATTATAATAGGCAGCTCATTTGGATATCGCTTTGGAAAACAAGGTTTGCAAATGATAAATAAAAAGGGTAAGTAATGGATGGAATTAACTTAGCTGAACATTTGCTAAAAAAAATACGAGAGAGAAAAGAAGATTTTTCAACATCTCTTTCGGATGGTGCGATAAACTCTATTGAGGATTATCGGTTTATTGTAGGTCAAATACGTGGCATGACCTACGCTGAAGATGAAATAATCGCTGCGATGAAAGGTATAGAACTAGAAGATGGTTAAAAAACTATTCGTGCCAGAGAGAATTGCTAATGCACGTAAAAAAGAAGCAACGATGGAAATTCCAGAAGCAGTTAAAAAAGGATTTCCAAAAATAGAAGATAACCCCAATTCAGAAGACCCCTCCAAATTAGAATCATCAGCTTTGGAAAGACTTCCTCAACCAGTAGGATATAGAATACTTGTTATACCTTACTACATGAAGTCAAAGACTAAAGGTGGTATTTACATACCTGATGCGACACGAGATCGTGAAAGTTTCGCAACAGTTGCTGGGTATGTCGTAAAACTTGGCCCTGATGCTTATAGTGATTCTGGGAAATTCCCAACAGGTGCTTGGTGTTCCGAGAAAAGTTGGATTCTTATGGGAAGATATGCTGGAAATAGGTTTAAAATTGAGAATTTAGAGGTAAGATTGATAAATGATGACAATATTATCGCAACAATACTTGACCCTAGTGATATTTCCTATGTATAAAAGAATTGGAGAATAAAAATGAATGTAGAAAATCAAAATGCTGTAGAAGAAAATGAAGTCGTTTCTGTAGATGTTGAAGAAGCAGAAGAACAAACACCTGCATCTGAAATACCAGTTGTTCCAGAAAAAGAAGAAACCCGAACAAATGTTCAAGAACAACAATCAAGTGACGAACTTGAAGATTACAGTGAAAATGTTAAGAAAAGAATTAATCAATTAACAGCTAAAAGAAAACAAGCTTTAGAAGAAGCAGAAGCAGCTATTCAATATGCTCAACAACAAAAACAAGAAAACGATAATTTAAAACAAAAATTATCTACTTTAGATCAAGGTTATATAACTGAGTATGGTACTCGTGTTGAAAGTCAAAGCGATCAAGCTAAAAGATTGTTTAAAGAAGCTTATGATGCTGGTGATTCTGAAAAAATGGCAGAAGCTCAAGATGTTATGGCTAAATTGGCTATTGAAAAAGAAAGATTACGTATTCAAAAAGCTAGAGCTGAACAAGAAGCTAAACAATTAAAACAACCTCAACCAGAACAACAACCTAGACAACAACCACCAAAAGTAGAAGACCTTGATCCAAAATTACAAACATGGATGAAGTCTAATAGTTGGTTTGGAACAGATATGGTTATGACGGGTGCTGCTCAAGGTTTACATCAACAATTAGTTGGCTCTGAAGGTTTTGATCCAACATCTGACGAATACTATTCTGAAATAGATAAACGTATGAAAGATAGTTTTCCAAATAAGTTTCAGGAGAAACGGCAAAACGTCCAAGCTGTAGCTCCTGCAACGTCCAACGGACGGTCTATAAAATCTGGACGGAAAAAGACTGTGGAGTTATCTCCCGGTCAAGTAGCTTTCGCTAAAAAAATGAATATACCTCTTGAAAGGTATGCCAAGGAAGTTGCGAAAATAAACTCAAGGAGTGCATAATGGCTGAAATTGATAGAAAAAGTCGAGACTCGCAATCTCGTGAACAAACAGAGCGAAGAAACGATTGGAAGCCACCATCTGCGTTAGATGCTCCTGAAGCACCTATAGGTTATAAACATAGGTGGATACGTGAGTCCGTTATGGAATATGACGATAAAAACAATGTCTTTAAAAGAAGACGTGAAGGTTACGAACTTGTTAAAGCAGAAGACCATCCAGATTTTGATGCTCCTGTTATTGATGAAGGAAAAAATGCAGGTGTCATAGGCACTGGTGGACTTTTACTTGCTAGAATTCCAGAAGAAATTGTGGAACAACGTGAGGATTATTTTAAAAATAAAACACAGACCCAAATGGATGCTGTGGATCGTGATTGGATGAGAGAAAATAATCCTATCATGCCAAAATCTAAACCCCAAAGAAACAGCAATGTTTCATTTGGAAATAATCGTAATTTAAATGAAAAATAAGGAGAGTTCAAATGGCAAATCAAGATGCCGCTTTTGGTATGCGTCCTGTAGGTAAAATAGGTGGTATGCCTTTTACTGGTGGACAAAGCCGATATAGAATCGCCGCTAATTATGATACTGCAATCTTTCAAGGTGACATGGTAGCTCAAGTCACTGGTGGTACTGTAGAAGTACACGCTGATGGTGGAACAGTTCCTATTGTAGGCGTATTTAATGGATGTCAGTATACTGACCCAACAACTAAGGAACAGAAATTTAGTAATTTCTATCCTGCAAGCACTAATGCTTCTGATATTATTGCTTTCGTTATAGATGACCCAAATGTTATCTATGAAATTCAATGCAATGCAGCTTTTCCAATAGCTGATTTATTTGGTAACTTTGATATAGCTTATACAAGCTCTGGCAGTACCACTACTGGTATTTCTGGTGCTGAGCTAGATGTAGCAACTGGTGCTACAACTGCTGGTTTACCTTTAAAATGTATTGACATTTCGCAAGACCCTGAAAATTCTGATGTAGCATCAGATGCAACCAATGTGCACGTTGTGATCCAAAATTCTATTTTTGGTCAAAAAGGTGCAGGCTTAGCGTAGGAGAATAGATAATGGCAATAAGTAGAGCACAACTAGCGAAAGAGCTAGAACCAGGTCTGAACGCATTGTTTGGAATGGAATATGATAGATATGATGCAGAACACGCAGAAATCTATGATACAGAATCTTCTGACAGAGCGTTTGAAGAAGAAGTGATGTTATCAGGTTTTGGTAACGCACCAACAAAAGCTGAAGGTGCTGGAGTAAACTTTGATTCTGCGAATGAAGTTTACACTGCACGTTACACGCATGAAACAATTGCATTAGCATTTGCTTTAACGCAAGAAGCTATGGAAGATAACTTGTACGACAGATTAGGTGCAAGATATACAAGAGCATTAGCTCGTTCTATGGCTCACAGCAAACAAGTAAAAGCTGCGGCAACTTTGAATAATGCGTTTAGCAGTTCATTCACAGGTGGTGATGGTAAGGAGCTTTGTGCTACTGATCATCCTCTTGGTGGTGGTGGAACATTTAGAAATGAGCCTAGTACGGCTGCTGATTTAAATGAAACATCATTAGAGAACGCTTTAATAGACATTTCAACATTTGTTGATGAGAGGAATATGATTATCGCACTTCGTGGTATGAAATTAATTATTCCACCTCAACTACAATTTATTGCTGATCGTCTACTAGAGTCAACTCTAAGACCAAGCACTTCTGATAATGATGTTAATGCAATAAAGAACATGGGTATGTTACCAGATGGTTATATTGTAAACCATTTCTTAACAGACACAGATGCATTTTTCATCAAAACAGATGCACCAAGAGGTTTCGTACATTTCGAAAGATCACCTCTTGCTACATCTATGGAAGATGACTTTGGAACTGGCAATATGAGGTTTAAAGCTAGAGAAAGATATTCATTTGGATTTTCTGATCCAAGATGTGTATTTGGATCACCAGGTGCTTAAATAAACCGAACAAATGTTAAAGGCGACTTTACAAGTCGCCTTTTTTTTTATATTCTTAAAAAAAACCTTAACTGCGTAAGCAGACATTCGCCAAGATAAGGAGATTAAAATGGCTAACACAACTTTTTCGAGTACCATTCGATCAAAGAGTGGTTTTAAAGTAATAAATGAAAGTAGCACTACTGGTGCTATCACAGAAACTGGTTTTTCAGTTAATTCAACTGGACAGTTAATTTCTATGGGTACAAGAAAAATTCAAACATTTGCAATAAGTTTAGCTGATACAAATGCAGCAGGTACAACTTATGCAGACAATGATGTTCTTGTAGAGTTAGGTGAACTAAATACAGATCACCCAGATGCACTTGTAACAGCAAGTAAATTTTTTATTCATAAAGTAGTTCTTGGAATTACAACGGCTGCAGCTAGTGATGCTAATTCATTAGCTAACTTACAACTAAGTGCTACATCAGGTACAGCAACCAACACTGCTATATCTTCAGGTACAGAGATTGTAGGTGCTGGAGTTGCTTCTTTTAACCCAAGGATTTCAGCAACTGACTCAGTAACAGAGATTGATATTGATTTAGATGCAACGGCTGGAACTTATCATGTGTTTGAACCAAATATCAGTGCAGCTATTGCAAGTAAAAATTTATATTTAGGTGCAGGTTCTACTTGTGACACTGCTTTAACAGCTTTTAGGGGTACTCTTGAAATAGAATATTCTGTATTTTAGGAGGGCAACATGGCTGATGCAGTAGCAAGTCAAACCATACAAGATGGCTTAAAAACGGCTGTTTTAAAGTTTACAAACATTAGTGATGGTACTGGAGAAAGTGCTGTTGCAAAAGTTGATGTGAGTGCTTTAGGAGCTGATGCAAGTGGACGTGCTTGTACAGATGCAACGATAGAGAAGATATGGTGGCAGTGTACAGGAATGAAAGTAAGTATTTTATTTGATGCTTCAACAGATATTTTAGCAATACAACTAGGAGAGAACCAATCTGGTTATCACGATTATACTCCTTTTGGTGGTATTCCGAACAATTCTGGAAGTGGTAAAACAGGTGACATTAAGTTTACCACTGTTGGACACTCAAGTGCTGATACTTACACAATCATCATGCAAGTCAGAAAAGGGTATTAATGTCTACAAAGATACAAGGTGAAATAAAGGTTGTTAATCAAAGATTAGATACAATCGAAAATAATCACCTTGTTCATCTAAGAGAAGACATTAAATCTGTAAACCAAAAAATATGGGCGATAGTTGTATTAGCTATCGCTCAGTTATGTTCTTTAGTTTTAATTTTTTTGTCACAAGCAATTTGAGGTAAAAATGGCAACATCAAGCTCAACGGATTTTGAATTAGCAGTCGATGACTATATTGAAGAAGCCTTTGAAAGATGTGGCTTAGAGATTAGAACAGGATACGATTTAAAAACTGCTAAAAGATCATTAAACTTAATGTTAGCAGAATGGGCTAACAGAGGTTTAAATCAATGGACAATTGTTCAGAGAACACAAACATTAACAACAGATGACAGCGAGTATGATTTAGGTACAGATGTTATTGACGTTTTATCTGTAGTTGTTAGAAGAAGTGGAACAGATTTTAATATGTCACGTATAAGTCGTGATACTTATTTATCTATCCCAACAAAAACTACAACAGGTAGACCTACTCAAT